TTTCGAGGAACATACTGGCCTAACTGCTGAACAGGTTGCTTTCGTGACCTCGGAACGCTGGCAACACGTTGTTGGCTGCTCTCCAGATTCACTCATCAAAGACGAGTCCGGCGAATATGTGGCCGGTCTGGAAATTAAATGCCCGTCACCGTTCACACATGCCGAGTATATCGAGGAAGGCGTTTTGCCGGATGAATACAAGGCCCAGGTTCACGGCTCTATGGCTGTGACAGGCTTGGACCGCTGGCATTTCTTTTCCTACTTTCCCGGCCTGCAACCGTTTCACCTCGTCGTGAACCGCGACGCCTACACGGATAAGCTCACCGAAGCTCTCGACAAATTCGTGATCGAATACGGCGCATACCGCGAGCGCATGACCTCAAAACTGCAACTCAACCCTTCCGCCCAATGACCATCTCCGACCTCATCAACGAACTCTCGAACCTCATCCAGATTCACGGACCTGATGCGCCCGCTCGCGTTTGGAATACTAACCAAGATGCTATTCAACCTCTCGAAGCACGAGGCATTGCTGGTGTCACGTCCGGCTGGTGCGTTGTTGCCCAGCGCCAAATCGCAACTCTTAGAATCGCCGAACAATGAAGATACTAGCGATTGATCCCGGCCCCGTGGAATCCGCCTTTGTCATTTGGGACGGCTCCACGATCCTCGACAAGGGCAAGGTGCCAAGCGAGCGCATTTTGCCGCTGTTGGGCATCCATGAGCGCGACTGCCATATCGTGTGCGAGATGATCGCATGCTACGGCATGGCAGTAGGTGCGGAGGTTTTCGAGACGTGCGTTTGGATTGGTCGTTACCTCGAAAAACTCCAAGGCAACATGGGCCGCATCAAACGCGGCGAGGTTAAAATGCACCTCTGCCATTCCATGCGGGCGAAGGACTCGAATATCCGGCAAGCCCTCATCGACCGCTTTGGAGCACCGGGGAAGAAAGCATCCCCAGGCGTCACTTTCGGACTTTCTGGCGATATGTGGGCGGCCTTTGCAGTCGCCGTCACAGCCTACGACAAACATTCTCCAGCCATCCCGGCCTAACCAAAACACGAACATCATGGCACGTCCCATCAAAATCAAAATCAACGTCACGAAGATTCTCAAAGACTACATCTTTGAGGGTAAAAACGGCAAGTACCTTAACCTCGTCGCATGGCCGAACAAAAACGGCACTGGCCAGTATGGCGATACGCATTTCGTCTCGCAGGATTTGCCAAAGGAAGCGCGTGATTCTGGCGTTCAAGCGCCAATTCTCGGCAACCTCACGCTACCAGAAGAAGAAGCGCCACCGCCTCGCCAGCAAACCCGGCCAGCGCCTCGCCCGAATGCACCACGCCGTCAGCCTCCAGGGACGATCCAGTATGACGAGCCGCAAATCGAGGGCGGCATGGAAACCGACGACATTCCCTTTTGATCCACCACCAACGACCACGCATGAAACAAGAACCAAAATCCGCCTACTCCCGCGACATCATCAAGCGCATAAAAGCCGCTGCCAAAAAGCAGGTCGAAGGATGCCTCTCCGTCCGCCACATCTTCCCGCGTGCTTATTGCGTCGCCAAACCGGCTCCAGGATGCGCCATTTTTGTCATACCGTGGCAAGATGCCGAGACTCAGGTACGCAAACCTGAGTATTCCAGTTCCGAAAGCGTGTACCAGAACGTGAAGAACGTCCAAGTCGGCGACTGGCGAGCCATCGCATACGTCAACACTGTCACGAGCGGCCAAACCTACGTCATCGACCTTCCATGACACCCACCACCTTCACAAACCGCACCCGCAAGCTCGGGCTGCATCGCAGATACATCGGCCCGGATGCCGTCGCGGAACTCGCCCAGGTTGTCCAAACGCCATTCCCTTGCGTTGCAAAAGCAGGCTGGGAAGATCGCAGCAAAGCGCCATCCACGCTCAAGAGCATGGGCAAGCTCATTGCTGCCGGGCTGGCTCGACTCAATCCAGACGCCAAGCAATACGAGGCCACCGACGACGGGCGCGAATGGCTCGGCAAAATCATCGACAGCGGAATCTTGATGCCATGAACACCGCCCCTCCCGAGTTCCTATTCGACGCCCTCGCCACCACGGCGCTCCCGTGTGGCAACCGCGAAGTCACTGCCAATCCCGTGAAGGTGAAGCTGGAAGCGCCAAAGAAAGCGTCAGTTCCTCGCCGGGATCAAACCGAAGACGAGCGTCAAGCCGTGAAGTGCCTGAAGGAGCAGGTCAACTATCTACCCGCATCTTGGGACAAGCGTTTTGCCCGCGAGTTGCTGACGACGGACATCACCGAAAAGCAGGCCGCGCAGGTGTGGCGCATGTTTTATCGTTACCGCCGCCAGATTCAACACCCCGAGAAAGAGCGCCTTTTGAAAGTGGCCGCTCACTTTGTCACCACCACGCTGCGCACCCTCGCCAAAGAGGCCGAAGAACGCCGACGCATTGAAGCCACAAAACAACCATGAACACCACAGAACGACCAACGCCAATTACCGATGCCGCATTTGATGCCTTTTCACGCGGCGCTTGCGGCACTGCTTACCTTTGCGCCAAGATGGCGGAGCTTGAGCGCGAAAACGAAGCCTTACGGGCAGCGATTCAGCAAACCCTGATGGAAAATCTACATTTGGCGGATGGCGACGTTTGCACGCTCAAGCGCCTGAAAGATGCCATCGGCTTTTCGCCACCAAAAACCCCTTGCCAGCCGAGTCTGTAACGCAATAGTCAACGCACGCCGACTAGAAACGGCCAGTCAATATGCCACATCTCAAAATGCTCCCCACACTCCAAGGAACCCGCGCATATCGGATTTCTAGCCTTGGTTTCGTGGGGAGCACCTTTTTGAAGATATGACAACTTATTCAGAGTTTATCAATCGTAAGACCCACCTTGGAGGCAACTACGGATTCAAGCCGACATTCATTCCTGATGCGGCATTCGACTTTCAACGGAGCCTTATCGAATGGAGCGTAATGAAAGGCAGGGCTGCCTTGTTTGCAGACTGCGGACTTGGAAAGTCGATGATGCAGTTAAGCTATGCTGAGAACATTGTCCGGCACACTAACAAGCCCGTGCTCATCCTGACTCCGCTGGCTGTTGGTGCGCAAATGGTCAAAGAGGCCGCCAAGTTTGGCATCTTTGCATCACGCTCAACAACGGGTAAGTTTCACCCGGGCGCTAAGGTCGTCATCACAAACTATGAGAAGCTCCACTTATTTGATGCGAATGATTTCGCCGGGACTGTATGCGATGAGTCAAGCATTTTGAAAAACTTTGACGGCGTGACAAAATCAGCCGTGACCGACTTCATGCGAAAGCAAAAATTCGGTCTTCTTTGCACCGCTACCGCCGCGCCAAACGATCACATTGAACTTGGAACATCCAGCGAGGCTTTAGGCTATCTTGGATTCATGGATATGCTTGGCAAGTTCTTCAAGAAGGCGGAGGCTACAACCTCACGAAGCCAAGAGCACCGCTCCGGCATCTATCGCTTTCGTGGACATGCCGAGCGCGATTTCTGGCGATGGGTATGCTCATGGGCGCGGGCTGTGCGCAAGCCGTCCGATCTTGGCTTTAGCGATGGTAAATTTAAGCTGCCTGAACTTATAACCCGCGAGCACATAGTTGAGGCGAAAGCGCCACTTGAGGGCATGCTGTTTTCGATGCCTGCTCACGGTCTAGCCGAACAGCGCCAAGAGCGAAGCCGCACCATTGAAGAGCGTTGCGCGATGGCTGCCGCGTGCGTGGAGAACTCCGGCAAGAGTGCGGTCATGTGGTGCCACCTGAACAGCGAGGGCGACAGGCTGGAAAAAATCATCAAGGATTCCGTCCAAGTATCCGGCGACGATCCCGATGAGGTAAAGGAAGAGCGGTTTGACGCCTTTGCTAGCGGTCAAATCCGCGTGCTCATCAGCAAGCCAAAAATCGCAGGCTTTGGCTTGAACTGGCAGCACTGCCACCACCAAACATTTTTCCCCTCGCATAGCTTCGAGCAGTGGTACCAATCCATCCGTAGAAGCTGGCGCTTTGGTCAAAAGCACGCCGTCACAATCGACGTAGTGACATCCGAAGGCGAGCGTGGAGTCCTGCAAAATCTCCAGCGCAAAGCGGCGCAAGCCGAGGAAATGTTTTCGCATCTTGTTCAGCTTATGAACAATGAGTTGCGGATTGAAAAGAAAGAGAAACCAACCACCAACGAAATCACACCATCATGGCTGTAATCACACAAAAAGTAACGGACCAATTCGCCCTCTATAACGGAGACTGCTGCGAGGTCATGCAATCACTACCAGACAGGTCTGTTGATCTGTCTGTCTATTCGCCGCCGTTCTGCGGGCTATACAATTACAGTTCCGACGAGCGGGATTTGTCAAACTGCCGGAACTATGAAGAGTTCTTTGAGCATTACGGGTTTGTCGTCTCGCAGATTGCACGACTCACGAAGCCGGGCCGGATTACCGCCGTTCATTGCATGGACATTCCAAGTTCATGCAATGCCGGATGCACGCTGACAGACTTTCCCGGCGACATCATCCGCCTCCATTTGGCGAACGGTTTCAAGTTCATCGCTCGTCACTCCGTGTGGAAAGAACCTCTTGCCGTTCGTCTCCGAACGATGGCGAAGGGACTCGCTCACAAAACCATCGTGGACGACTCCAGCCTATGCGACGTGGCGAGCGCCGATTATCTGCTTTTGTTCCGCCGTGATGGTGAGAACGAAGTGCCTGTGGCTCATCCGACAGGACTTCACAGCTACGCCGGTTCGCGCCAGATGCCGCATGAGCTTCTGGCCTACAAAGGCCACACCGGAAAGCAGACTGAGAATCGTTTCTCGCATTGGATCTGGCGGCAATACGCCAGCGCCTTTTGGGACGATGTTCGGATTGAGCGCGTCCTGCCCTACAAGGAATGCAAAGACCCGGACGATGAAAAACACGTTCACCCGCTTCAACTTGACGTTATCGAGCGAGTCGTGGTCCTGCGCTCAAATCCTGGTGAAGTGGTCTTGACGCCATTTCTTGGCGTTGGGAGCGAGGCTTACGGCGCAATCATCAATGGACGCCGCGCCATCGGTATCGAGTTGAAGGAGGCTTACTACAAGCAGGCCGTCTTAAACTGCACAGCGGCAGCCGAGGGCATCGCCCGCGAGGAAATGCCGCT